ACTACGAGCAGGTCTTCGGACTCAAGCGCGCCGAGATCATCGAGGCGCTGGAGCAGGCAATCGAGGTCGAGCGCAGGCACGTCATCACGGCATGAGCAAGATCTGGACGCCACCCGACCCTGACGACTGGGGAGTCGTGCAGGACATCCAGCCCTCGACGCGCGTGCGCCATCTCCCGGACGGGCGCGTGATGGGAGAGTCGCGGATCACGCTCACGCCCGAGGCGATGGGCGAGCTGTGGGCGGGCTACCGCTGCGCGGCCTGCCTGGAGCGCCAGGACGAGGCGTTCCCCGAGTTCTGCAAGGCCGAGTTCTGCCGCTTCCCGATCCGCGCCGAGCAGCAGCGGCAGATGCAGCTCGACTTCGTAGGGCAACAGCCGCCTCCCCTGGCAGGCTTCAACGTGGAAGAGGAGCTGGACATCCTGCGACAGCGGGAGCACCGAAAGAGGCCGATGATGACGGTGCCGAAGAAGATCAAGTAGATGGCGACGAGCAGCCAGTGGTACGCCCAGGCCGGGGGCATCCTCATCTCGCGCTACTGGGTGCCACAGAACATGTCGGTGGCGCTGCTCAAGAGCACGTACGTCCCCGACCTCTCGAACCACCTGCGCTACTCGGACGTGTCCCCGCAGGAAGTGGCGGCAGGAGGCGGGTACACGGTCGGAGGGAAGGCGCTGACCGGCAAGTCCACGTCCTACGACGGGGTGGCGCACGAGATGAACCTGCTGGCAGCCGACCTCTCCTGGGGGCCGGGCGCAACCTTCCAGACACGCTACGGCGTGATCTACGAGCAGGGCACGACCGATCAGTACTTGTGGGGCTTCCTCGACTTCGGGGCGCTCCAGGACATCTCGAACGGCACCTTCCAGCTTCACTGGGCGACGAACGTGCTCGCGATCTCGCAAGGCCCAGCGGTCTAGGCGCTCATGGGGGTCGTCCACACCCCCGTCTGCGGGCAGTTCACCTGCGGCGACGGCACGGTCTGCGGCCAGTGGTACACGGCCTTCGGTCGTCCGGTCGAGATCCTCAGCGCGCGCACGCTCACGTTCACGGTCATCTCCGGGCCGATCATCACGCTCGGCCTCAACCGGCCTGTCCTCATCCTCAGCGCCAGGCAGCTCACCAAGAGCCTCTCGACGACGCCCTCACTCGGGCGGCCCAAGCTCATCCTCAGCGCCCGGCCGCTCCTCATCCTGCCCTTCATCGGGCTGAGCTTCGGTCGGCCGAAGCTCATCCTGACCGCGCGGCCTCTGACGCTTCAGACCTCGGCCATCCTCAGCTTCGGTCGCCCGAAGTTGATCCTGACCGCGTGGCCGCTGGCAGGCGTGGGCGTCGTCATCCTTATTCCCACGACGCCCGCGAGCGTCATCCTCGTCCCCACGGCCGCTCAGTCGTTGACGCTCACCCCGGACGTGTCCCAGCCGCTCACCCTCTCGCCGAGCGCGTCGGTGAGCGTGACCATCACCCCGGATGTGCCCCAGGACGGGACGCCGCTTCTCACCCCGACCGTAGTCCGGTAGACCGAGGAGAATGACGCCATGAGCGTCCCTGCGCCTCCGGCCCCCGAGCAGTTCGCATACGCGCGCACGACCTGGATAGATGGCACGACGCCGGTCAACGCCGCGAATCTGAACAACATCGAGTCCGAGCTGGTGCTCCTCGACGGCCGTCCTGCGGTTCCTGCGGTCGTCAACGGCCAGTGGCTCAAGGGGTCTGGTGGCGCGCTCGTCTTCGCGGCCATCGCGGCAGGCGATCTCCCCGATCTCTCCGCGACCTACATCGCGCGCTCGCTCGTAACGACCAAGGGCGACGTGATCGCCGCGAGCGCGGCCTCGACCCCGGCGCGCGTGGGCGTCGGGCCGGACGGGCAAGTCCTGACCTCCGATTCGACGCAGGCCGCAGGGATCAAGTGGGCGGCGGCAGCAGGAGGCACTCCTCCTCTCGTCACGGCCATCCCCGGCTCCCCCACGGACGGACAGGAGATCATCTTCACGGACTCGCTCACCGCCCCGACCTACCAGTGGCATCTCAAGTACGTCGCGGCGAAGGCAACGAACAAGTGGATCTGCGTCGGCGGCCCTCCCAAGCTCGTCCGCGTCGAGACGAGCGAGTCAATCACGTCAGCGACCTACGGCGACACCGCGACCGTCGGCCCCTCGTTCACGCTCCCACGCGCAGGGCACTACCGCATCCAGCTCGGCTTCGGGGGTGGCGGCAACAACTACGGCGCGCTGATGAGCTTTGCCATCGGCGCGACTGTCGCTCCCTCGAACGACAGCCTCGCGGTCGGCTATCAGGTTGCGTCGGGGATGAACCCGCCGATTGTCTCCTCTGCCGGGGAGTACGAGTTCGACGGACTGGCGAGCGATGCCGTGGTGGCGAAGTACCGCCACATGGGGGCAAACTGCTCGGTCTTTCGACGGTACATCTCGCTCGTGCCCATCGCGATCACATGAAGGAGGAGACGTGGCTCGATACGAGCTGGAAGAGAGAACGGTCGTGGATGTGATCGACACCGAGACAGGGAACGCGATCACGACCTTCCGTGGCGAGGAGCGAGAGGCGGCGCAGGAGCACGCCGATGAGCTTGCACGTCAGGATGAGGAGCAGAAAGCAGCAGAGGCAGAAGCGGAGGCGTAGATGCAGTTCAAGGACATGACAGACCGCGTGAAGTACACCCTCGGAGCCGAGGAGGCCGTCTGGAACAACGAGGTCGCGCTCATCCAGAACTGGCTGAACGAAGGCATCGTGGACATCCTCGTCCGCACGCGCCCGTACACGCGCGTCATCAACCTCCAGCTCACGGCGAACACCCCCATCCACGACATGTCGAACCAGATCCTCGCGCTCGTGGATGTCCAGATCCCGAACCTGGGCACGTCCCCAGGCCCGGATTCACCGCCCGCTTCGGGCTTCCTCAAGCGGTATTCGCGCGAGGACATCACCACCTTGCAGGGCCAGGGCAAGCTGGGCTTCGCCTACGAGGAGCCGCTGCTCTGGATCAGCCCGATCCCCACGACCGCGCAGGCGATCAACGCCTACGGGATCTTCCGCCCGACCTCGCTGGTCGCTGACACGGACGATCCGCAGACGGCGACGCTCGGTGGCCTTGCGCCCGAGTTCCACCCGGCCATCGTCATGTACGCGCTCTGGAAGGGCGGCGAGTACGTGCAGCACGAGGGGTCGCAGCAGGGCGAGCGATGGCGTCAGCAGTACGAAGGGCAGGACGGCACCGAGGGGCAGATCGCGCGCATCAAGCGCATCCTCGCCAAGCGCGTCACCCCGCAGGCCGCCCGCAGGCGCAACCTGGAGAACGACGTGGGCGTTCTCTCCGACTCGGGGTCGTACATCGGGGCCTATTGACCGCACCCGTCTCCATCCTGCCGCTCGTACGCGGCTTCTCCCGCGACCACGACATCTCGAACATGCCTATGGGCTTCGTCTGGGATCTCGCGGACTACATCCCTGACCGCAGGGGCGCGAAGCTGGAGAGCAGGGCAGCGTGGTCGTACTTCTCGACCCCGGCCTTCGCAGGCCCGGCCTGGGGCGGCAAGCACGCCGCCTTCCGCGCCGGAACGCGGCTGCTCGTAGGTGCGGGCGGGAACCTGTACGACGTGAACGTCGCGACCGGGGCCGCGACCAACCTCGCTGCGATCTTCGCCAGCTCGCTCCAGAACGGCGTCCTCCTGCGAGATCGCGTCTACTTCGCCGACGCCCTGGGGGCGGTGGTGCCCAAGGTCGTCACCGACGTAGGCGGCACGCTCGCGGTCACGAACTGCCACACGTCGGCCCCGCACGGGAGCCTTCTGGGCGCGTACAAGGAGCGCCTGCTGGTGGCGGGCGTGAAGACCTCGGGCGGGATCGTGGACGGGGTGGCGATCCCCGTTGACCAGTCCTACGTCTTCTTCTCGCCGCTGGAGACGCAGGGCACCGCGCCGAACGTGGGGCCGCTCTCCCAGTGGGACGTGAAGTCGCTCGTCGGGACGACGCGCGCGATCACCGGCATCTTCCCGATGGCCGCGATGATCCTCTGCTTCCACGACGGCTCCATCGAGCGCATCCGAGGCTCGATCCCGCCAGCGACCGGCGTGGACTCGGACTTCTACATCGACATGCTCTCCTCGCAGATCGGCTGCTCGGATCCGGCCAGCATCGTCGCCTGGCAGGAGAACGTCTGCTTCGCAAACCCGCACGGCGTCTACCTGACCGACGGCGCGACCATCCGCTCGCTCACCGACCAGGGCGGCATCGCAAGCCTCTGGCGTACGGCCTACTCGAACAAGGCGTCCGGGACGCAGGTACACGCAGCCGTCTTCCGCGACCTCCTGCTGGTGACGCTGCTGCCTACGTGGTCGGCCGGAACCCCGGACGAGCAGAAGCCGCTGACGCTCATCTGCGACCTCGTTGACCGCTCCTGGTATCGCTTCCGAAACGTCAACGCCACCTGCTACATCTCCTCCGAGATCGGGGTCGAGGAAGTGTGGTGGGGGCCAGATACGTCGGTGGCGGGCCTGGGGAACGCGCAGCTCATCAAGCTCTCGCCGATGTTCTTCGGGCCGTACGAGTACGACCCCGACGTAGGGGGCACGCCGACCGCGCCGGACGCCTACGACGGGAACGGGCAGGCAGTCCTGGTTCACATCCGCACCGGCTGGATCAAGCTCGGCCCCGAGGGCGTGAAGCGCCTGCGGCACATCTACATGTCGCACGTCACGCAGGCGCAGACGCAGAACAAGGCCGACGTGTACCAGATCGGCACCCGCGTCTCGCCGCACCCGAACCTCGCGCCGCAGTCCATCGGCAACGTCCCTGCCTACCCGCGCTACGTCCGCAACCGCCTGCGTCTCGACCGGCGTGGGTACGGCGTGCAGGTGGACATCGCGCAGATCGCGCCGGTCTACCTCTCGCGCCTGTACGACATTGCCGTCGATGCCTGGCCGCAGGATCGAGGTAAACGCTGAGCACGACCCCGCCGCCTACGCCACCCGGGGGCATTCCGGCTGGCGGCGGTGTTCGCCTGACTGCGGAGGAACAGCAGCTCGTCGCCAAGCTGCTCTCCGATCCGACCTACTTCCCGGTCGAGTTCAGGACGTGGCTCAAGAACTACATCGAGCAGTCCGGCATCACGATCACGGCCTCGCAGGTCACGGGCATCCGGGGAGGGACGCTCACGTCGCTCCCGGCAGGGATCATCCTCGCCATCGCAGCAACGGCAGCCGTCCCGGCGGACACGCTGCCCTGCGACGGGACGACCCGCGTCCGCACCGACTACCCCGCGCTCTTCAACGCCATCGGCGCGACCTGGGGCGCGGGCGACGGATCCACGACCTTCAACCTCCCCGATCTCCGCGACCGCGCGCTCTACGGCGTGGGTGGGCACATCTCGCTCGCGGTCACGGACGGCGTGGCCT